GCTTGTGAGAACTCTGCGATGATTGGCACAGTAAAGTTCCAATTTTCCATTGCATGTTTAATCTTTGGAAGCAAATACAATTCATCTTTATGCAAATAGATTTGCACTTCGTCATGTACAAAGTTAACTAGCTTAGACCTTGTACCTTCCAAAAGCTTAGCAATACGAACTACAGCAATCTTAAATAAATCAGCTGCTGTTCCTTGAATCAAGAAGTTAACGCCTTGACGTTGCGCTCTCTTCTCCATCCAAAACAGTTTTTTATTTCCGGTAATCTTAGTTGCTTGAGCTGTTGGCAAGTGACGCACACGACCAAAGTAGTTAGTTAGTTCTGATTGCTTAGCAACTAAACGATTACCTTGGTTTACAAAGCGCTTTACACCAACATACTTTGATAGGTATTGATCAATGAATTTCTGGCACTGTTCAATCCATTCATCTTCAGTTAAGTGTGCGTATTGTGCAGGACGTTCAACTTGTTCACTCAATCCAGGAGCACCTACTCCATAGATGATTCCGAAGTTAATTCTCTTCGCTACTGTACGAAGCTGAGAGTACTCCTCATGTTTTGGATGACTAGGATCCTTCAATATCTTACTAACTTCTTCAATATTCAGACCGAACATTTCGCAGAATGTACGTGTATGAATATCCTGTCCCTTTGCATAGGCATCCAATAACAAAGGATCTTGAGAATAGTGAGCAGTAAGACGTACCTCAATCTGAGAATAGTCAGCCAGCACATATATGTAATCGTCATTCCAACTTACGAATGACTTTCGTATTGTCTTATCGCGTGCTGGAATGTTCTGTAGATTAGGATCTTGTGAAGACATACGACCAGTTTTCACATTCTGGTTAAATGAACAATGAAGAACATTGTCATCAGTAAGCTTTCCTAAGATACCATCAACATATGTACCTTTGAGCTTTGTAACCTCACGAAGCTTCAGTATGTCCTTAGTAATTTCGTACTTGCCTTTGAGCTTCTCAAGAACCTTTTTATCTAGAGCATATTTCGGCTCTTCTTCTGTAGAAGAGTCTGTTGTCTTTGTAAGCTTTACACCAGCCTTGATCAAAGCATCAGCCAACTGCTTAGTAGATTGAAGATTAATATCTCCAATACTTTCTGTAATCTTAGCCTTTAGTTCTTCAGCTTGCTTATCAAAGTCTTCTCCGGCTCTTACTAAAAGCTCGCGGTCTACACGAACTCCATGTTCTTCCGCCTCAAACAGTACACGAAGCAAAGCCATTTCGTTCTTGTACAATGCGCTTAATGCGTTTGTCCACTTAATATTCTTTACAGTATATTCATACACCTTGTATGTTAAAAATGTGTCTAGTGCAGCATACTGTGTCATTAGTGGAACAGGAATAAACGAGTAGTCAATATCTTCCTTAGCATTCTTTGCATACTCATGTGTGTTAAGTACGTTTTCTGCAATCCACTTCTTGAGTTGATTTCTCGTCTTTCCTTGATGTTCAATCTCCTTTTCTAACAAATCAGCCTGAGCCATCACCATTTTTCTAAATGCTTCACGGCGAGCCTTAGACTCTTTTGTTCTCCACTCGTCTAATTCTTTTTCTTTAAGATTAGCAGTACCATCTACTAATCCCTTGTGCACACGACCTAATTCATCCTTCCAACCTGAAGCTATGGTCTTCAAGGCACCAGGAGCATTTTCATCGTAAAATTGCCATAGAATACGTGTGTCATGTATTTTGGTGTTAATAGCGATATCTTCTCTTGCATAGAAATGCATATCGAACTTCGCGTTGTGCCACAATGTGGTACGAGAAGTATCACTAAAAAACTTAACTAGATCTCCCTTAATCCTATCTATAGATATTTGATTAGGAGGATTTCCAGCCAACAAGCTCGGCTTGTGTCGAATAGGAACATAGAAGTGTAAATCTTTCCAACCAAAAGAAAGACCACAGATCCTGTCATTGGCATGCCAGTTAAAACCAGTGCTTTCTGTGTCGCACGCTACCAACTTCTGCTGATATAGCAAATCAAAAAACGCATCCCACTCTTCATCCGTATGAACTAAATGCAGTAACGACCCGCCTACACCAGGCCAGTAAGTAAACTGCACTCCATTTATTTCACGTGTTGGATAATTGGTTAATGTCATTTTTCTCCTTCGTTGCGCGGCAGAAACGATAAAGCATCGATAGGTTCAGTTCCTTGACGCATGCCTTCTGTAATACGTGAGTCACCAACGCAGCTATATACACGACAAGTTATTGGTCGTATTGAGTAGATTCCGCATCTATTGTTATCGTCTAAGAAAGGACAAGGATCTCCCAATTTTCCTTCCAGATAATAAGAATCTACATCTGACGCTCTAGGCGCTGTAACCATAGAAGCCAGCAAGAACCTGCTATTCAACTGTTTGAACATCTCTGGAGTTATTTTAACAGCAGCATCACCGTATAGTCCTGATTCATATTCAATAGGATCAATGTTTACCACAAACACACGACAACAAGCAGCTGTCTTGCATGACTCGCATGGCGGTCGTTTGTCTTCAGGAATAGGCGGTACTCTGTCATGTAACACTTTTAATTTTAATTGAGTTTTTACTTGTTTAGCTATGTTAGGAAGTTTTGGTAATTGATAAGGCTTTTCCTTCACTTCCTTTGGAAGCGGCTGCGGCTCCACATTTGGATTTAACCCAAAGGGAGTCTGGTCAATCTTCTTAGCAGCTGCCAGCTTTTCTAAGTGTGTTTGACGTAATAAAGCTACGTGCACTGGCTTTTTCAATATATCGCTCATCCGGATCCTTTCAGTTTCAGCCGCTTTGTCGTCGCGATTTGCGTTGGATCTTTCTTCAACTCTTTACGTGTATGATCTCTAGACCTTTTACGTAAATGACGTGCTTTATCTTCCTGTGACATTAACGAGAATGTAGCAGGTTTAGGTGCACTAATTATTGGTTTTGAATGAGTATTCCCACATTGAGGACAAGACTCATCTTCTTCCATACCTACCCAAGCCAATGCTTCAAAGATATGAGAACAAGCTTGACATTCAAAATCCTTTAGTATCCAACCCATAGGTCCTCTTTACTATGTCTGCTATTGCATGCATCTGAAACTTTTGCCGAACCTTAATACGCTTTGTAAACGGTTGACTCTTCTTAGCGTTACCACTTGGTATATCTTGTACTTCGCCTTTTCTATTAAGAGAGGATTGGCTTAACTGATCGGCTATCTTATCCTCTAAATCAACCCAACAACTGTTGGATGTATCTGTCCAAATGCGAAGTACACGAAAGCCATTAACGACTAGTAAATGTGAATTATTAGCAGCCGCCCAAAGAACAGGACCTAAGTGCTTATACTTCTTCAAAAAATGGTCGTGGCTACGATAGTGCCAGTGCAAAGGAAGTCTATTGTTGCCAGGCAATAGCTCAAGGAAAGTAGCCAAAAGTAAATCTGACTTCCTTCCCTGATCCACATATCCGACACGCGTGTATCGAAAGTCTTCTGCATCAACGACCTGTACTTCCGTATCCGCCTGTTCCTCTTGCTGTTTCATCGTCAAACGCTTCCACTTCTACCATAGCAGCAGACGTTACTGGTGCAACCACAAGCTGTGCGATTCTATCTCCCTTATTGATATAAGTAGCACCAAGGGCTTTACAATTAGTTAAAATTACACCCAGACCACCTCTGTAATCAGGATCTACCGTTCCAGGTGTATTTAACACAGTAACACCTTCCTTCAAAGCAAGACCAGAACGAGGTCTAACTTGAACTTCATAACCTTCAGGAACGGCTATATTCCAACCTGTAGAAAACAGTTTCACATCACCATGAAACAACCAGCCTTCATCTACAGAATAAACATCCCAACCAACTGCACCGTCTGTGCCTTTGGTTGGAAGTTTTGCATCTGGATGTGTTCTAACAAAACGTATTGTTGGTATAGTCAATGTCTCCTCCGAATTCATTTCAATGTCATACCACCTCTAAGCATCTTGTCCAGCAACTGTAAAGGTTCTGCAACAAGGTCCTTCAGGTCTCGTATTACTACGTTATTTGGATAATACCTCTTTACATCGTCAGCTTGAATACCAAAAGCAACTACTTCAACACCAGCTGCTTTGGCCGATGCTACTACATCGTGTAGGTGTTGCTGACAACGACCTACATGCCCATATCCGGGATATGGCATGCCGTCGTTTAGCACGAACAAAATCTTTCTCTTTTCCGGTCTAGTTAAAAGACGACGAATACCGTGCTTGACGCTTTCGGCATCAAGGGTGTTGTTCATGCAATGCTGCTTTGCACCAGCAAGGCGAACGGCTCCCTTTTCCCAGGATTCGTCAAAGTCTCTGTAATAACGAATCCAAAGCTTGCCCCAGCGTGCGTAAGGAGCTGTATCAGGGGGCATCTGATTAGGCGCCTCAGTAGAATACCCGTACACCATAAAAGGTATTCTCAAGGTATTCAAAGCATCACCTATAACGATTGCAGATTCGCCAGCCAACTCTAACTTACGGCCAACCATTGAACCAGAATGGTCAATAGCCATTCCTACAACAGTATTTAGATGTTGTTTATCTGTTAGCACCTTGTATACATTGTTTGAAGTTCCTAACAATGCGTGGTGCAAACGGCGACTATCAATCTTTCCTTCTTCTTTACCACCAACCCATCTACGACGAGCTTGTGCACGTAAAGAATTCACTAATCTAGTTCTAATGACAGAAGTTATCTCTCTAGCTTCATCACGCAGACGTAACAGATTTTGTCCATTCAAAGACAAATCACCATCAGGCATACTCATAATAGTATCACCTGCTGTAGAATACACTAGATATCCTTGAGCTTCCTGTCCGTGCTGATATCCTGAGTATCCCTTTTGTACGCTTTTTTCATACTTTGCAATAAGCACAGTAGCTTCTTTAGAAATCTCTTCAGCTAGTTCACCAATAGAGGTGATGATTGGTTTTCCGTTCTTGCCTATCTGCTGCTGAGATCCACCAGCGCTGCCTTTAGCATTTTGACCAGCATTCTGTTGCTGCTTTTCACGCTGCTCACGTTCTTTCTGCTCTTCTTTTGCTTCTTCTTTCAAGACTTCATACATACGAAGCCCAGCTTCTATAGCATCGAAGGTAGTATTAATCTGATCGTAAGATCCTACAGCAGTTTCACACTTCTTAATCAACTCTTTAGTATCATCATCAACTACCTGATTATAGAAATCAGAGTCTCCATATTTGGTGTAGTAAAAATAACCAACACAAGCACGTTTAAACTGATTAATCTCAGACCAATTTTCTGCGATTCTAGTTTGTAGCCATTCATGAACTAGGCGAAGATTGTATGGTGATCCAGGAAAGAGCTTTCCCATTGCATCTTCGATGCGTACATCTTCAACTAGATTAATACAGAAGAACTGTTCAGGCGTGGGCTTAGGTTTGTAAGAACTAATCGCCTGGAAATCAGTAAAGATAATATGAGCAGTTTCATGATCCAGATAGCCCTGCACAGCTTCTAAAAGCTCATCAGGAGCGTCATCTGGAAGCGCGGGCAGATATATCGTCTTTCCGTCTGTCTTCGCATCAGAGCCCTCCCAAACCACGCGAATACCGTATTCACGCGAGAGCATGCGTGCTGTGCGTTCGACAGTATTTTCAACTAGACGAATCTTCTTTGACTTCGCAGGTGTTGCAAAACCACTCATAGATTTTCATTGCTTCATCTATCGAACCCTGATGATATTCACAGTATTGTTTGTAGTATTCTTCATTACGATGAATACAAGCTGCTAAAGCATTGTAAACTATGCTTTCTATACCACGTAGAACATGGCATGCTTGTCCATAGCGTTCTTCGTGTTTTATTAATGCAGCTCTTACATCGTCTAGGGTGTACATTAGTCTAGATTATCCAATTTTTTTTTGTAAGCTTCGCACAGCTCTTACATCGTCTAGGGTATACCCTTTTATTATTTCCTCACAGTCAAGTATTTCTTGTCATCCTTTTCAGGAAGCTTAATATGACGCTGAATCAACTGAGCAATACTAATTGCGTCTGCTACCGGCAGCTTATCCAAGAAACTGTATCGCGCAGCCTTCATTGGCAGTGGAACTCGTGTAATCTTTTGCATCCAGTTAACGCCGTCACGAGTAGTAAGAGGTACACTAATAGTATTGCTCTTGAACCCTTCACGAACCGCAGCCAGCACTTTAACTACACCTGGAATATAAGGCTTTGCGTGAGGTGCAGTAAACATAGAGTTCAGAATTTGTTCCTCAACCTCGGGAGGAATGTAGTCAATTTGAATACAAGTTTGCCAACGGTTCAAGAATGAGAAATTCTGAATATTGGTACCAGCGATATACAGGCTAGAATCATCCCCCATACCATTTGTATTAGCAGTACCTATGATAGCGTTTTGTGGATGTAGATTGAAGATCTGATTCGTTTCATGCATTAGGAAACGAAGTTCAGTAGAAATAGCGCGTTGCAAAACGAATGCAGTTTCTGGTGGACAAGCATCAATCTCGTCAAATAAAACTATAGTTCCAGGCTCTGTAAATCCAAGAGGAACTAGCCCATAACGAAACACCATTTGTCCGTTTACAATCTTCCAATCACCAATCAAGTCCGACCTGGACAAGTGTCCGTCAAAGTTAATGGTAACTACATTGTAGTTCAAACGAGCAGCAACCTGATTTACTAGCTCAGTCTTACCCGTACCTGAGTGTCCTAGTAAGTAAATGGTATCTCTGTGAGCCAAAGCTTTCAAGAACTCTACAGTCTCTTCACGAGGAAACCGATAGTGAGGATTTTTAACTGGAGTTAGAATCCCTGGCTCTTTGAAGGCAGTCAGCATCTTGTCCTTACGAACAGGATTACCTGCGGAGTCCCTTACAATCTCACCTTTCACCATCTTGAAACCAGTCTCAATACCAAATGTTTCTATTAGGGAGACTTCACATGTTTCACGGTTAGGACGGTTAGGAACAACAGTGATGTTAGATTGCAGTAGTTGAGAGTGTATGTCCACAGTATGCCTTTAGTTAAATATATCCCAATCAGTTTCAACAGAAGTTATTTCTTGTTCTTGTTTAATGTTGATGTATTGATCGGGTTTGTTGATGAAAGCTACTTTAGTTCCAGGATTGAGCGTGAGACACGCACCAGCCAATAGCATAGGCATCAGATCGGTGTTGTCAAGATGTCTAGAGTGCAAATCAACGCCGTGCCGTTGCAGTAGTGTTGAAAGCTCATATACATGATCTGCAATGCTAGTTAAAGTTAAATCGTACTCTAATAGATATACGTTATGTGGTAGCGTCCAATCCTTTGGAAACTGGTACTTGTTTCCATGTGAGAATAATATCACTACCTTGTTATTTTTGGCAAGAGCTTCTACAACATCTACATGACTAATGCCGCGAGGTAGTGCCGTTGGATCCTTTACGAAGACTATTCGCTGATTTAAAAGCTCCACAGTTATCTAACTTTCTGTCCCTTCCTTAACTTTTTCTAGACATTCAAAATGATAACTTCCACTTCGCAAACTCCAAGGTATCGTAAGTATCAACCCTATCTTGTAAGGTTTCCTTAAGCTTATCAGCACCTTGAGGGTCTGCAAGCATGTTACCTGCATCTAATTCTTTTGGCCAGTTGGTCATATTACACACATACACTTTTCTAAAGTGCATATGCAAATCTGGAATAGCACGTAACATCTCTTTTTTAGCATCACGCCTATCCCAGAACAGCGTAATCTCCTCCACTCCCCACGCCTTTAGACGTAACATTTGATGTATAGAAATCTTCTTAGTGAATGTGGCATATGCCGACACTTCTGGTATACGTCTTACTGCTAAGCAATCAAAGATGCCTTCAACCAATACCGCATGGCTTGTGTATGGTTTTACATAAGGCCATAAGGTTTTGTTTAGCTCTGATTCTGGACAAGATAAATACTTATCGCCTTGATTGTAATCTTTGTCAATATGTCTTGCTTGCCACGATACTAACTCGTGAGAACCTCCATAAACAGGAATTACTATTCTATTAGCTAGATCTCCTCGACGCTTGCCATTTGAATCCAGAACAGGCAAACTATTTTCTTTTGTGTAATGCACACAAATAGCCAGTATCTCTCGATCAGTCAATCCTCGTTCTTTCAGATAGTTCCAGAAGCGCGACGACTGTTCGTCACATCGAGTCAACGGTTCTAAACCATCAGGTAATTTTGAGATTGTTTTGATACCAGCAATAACTGTGTGCGGTGTTTCTTCACCTAAGCTTGACTTTAATTGTTCTTCAAATTCGTCATCATCAGGAGTCACACGAGCATATTCACGCAACAAACGCATAAGTGCTTGGTGTCGCGTTATCCCTTCAGAGGCAGACACGAAGTCAAATACGTCATAGTTCTTTGACGTGAAGTTGCACTTGAAACAATGAAATACGCCTTTAACAGGATTCACATATAGTTTGAACTTAGAATCATCACAATTAACGCAACAGATTCTAAGTTCATCGGAGGGCGTATACTTCACCGTATGATGCTCTTTTACGTAAGCATCCCAATCGAATTCTCTTTTAACTCTGTTTATTAAGTTAGCTCGCATATCAATCCAACACTACAGCACCTGTAGTCTCATCCCCTGGAAGTTCCTCAAGTTCTTCATGAGGCTCGGTCCAGTCCTGAGGACTAGCAGACGCTTGGCCTGATTGCAAGGCTGTATCATTTACGCTACCTGCGTAGAAAGTCATATGCTCAAAATCTGTAGCTATTTTAACTGTACGTTCTGCTGGTCCATTTCTGTTCTTTTTTATAAACAAACGCATTACATTATCTTCACGTTCATCTTTTGTTTGAGCCATAATGATTAGCACGTCAGTAGTATACACACGACTAATAGAACCAGCTAGACCAGATTCATCTGGTGTTTCTTGCACCATACCACCGCGGTTTAGCTGCAAAGCTGACCAAACTCTAGTGTTGAACTTCTTAGCCATACCACGACAAGCTTTAGCAATAGACGCTTGTTCCTGATTAATATCATTGTAATGACGATGTGGCTTCATTAGGTCTAAGTAATCAATGATTACTAGACCCGGCTGTACTCCTATAGATGCTAATTGCTTGTAATGTGCTTTAATCGTGTTAATACTAGCTTCATCTTCAGGGTACTCTTTGATGATGAGGTTATTACCAAAGCGATCGTGGTATCGATGAAGTTCTTGATAAACCTGTTGGTTGAGTGACTTGAGTTCTTGTGGTTTGATGTGACAAAACAATGAATCAAAACGTTCTGCTATATCTTCCTCAGACAATTCAAGTGTGTAATACACAACTTGTTGTCCCATAAGAACGCCTACACGAGCAAGCCACTCTAGAAAGATAGACTTACCTCGTCCAGATCCACCTACCACAAGACCCATCTGCTTGTTTTTCAAGCCTCCGTACATCAAGGCATCTAGCTCAGGTATACCTGTACTTAGACGACGGATCTCATCTTGTTGTTGTCTTTTCGCTAATCGAGCCTCAAAGTCAGCAAAAAATCTGTGACCTACTGTTAGTATATCCAAGCCTTTGTTTCGTGCAGCTTCGATAAGACTTATAGCTTCATCTAGCTTTTCATCATCATCATACTTGATGAGATCAACAGAATCGAAGATCGCTTGCTTCATCGCCTGCCGACGAACAAACTTGCCAAAGGTTTCTTGAATATGTTGTTCTTCAAATGGCAAAACAGGTTGCTTAATGAAAGCATAGTAGCTTACTACCTTATCAACTTCGTGTTCTTTGATAAGCTTACGCTTTGCCGCTTTAAGCAACTCTTCTTTCAAAGTTGCAGGCGTAAGCGGTATCTGAGATTCTGAAATCGTATCAAAATACCATTGCAATGCGCGATTAGCAAAGTGCTCTTTATCGATAGCTTCCTTTGCTATAGCTGCGAAGTTCGGATTTTGTAACATGTATGCGAGTACCTTAACTTGGTACTCTTCAGAATACATTACTACGTCCTCTGCCATTCTTTAATGATCCTCTAGTTACACTTTCTAACTGTGTCCGTTTTTAACTTTTTTCCAAATTGGATCTGCGTTTAAATATACTTCAGGAAACATCACTAAGCGATTCAAAACCAGATTACGATATACTTCTTCTCGCGTTAGTTTTTGAGCACGCATTATTTCAGTCATCTGTTTTTCACAGCGCTTGAACAACTCCCCCAAATCAATTTGGGCAGGTATGTCATTAGTGCTTACTTTTTCTGGTCTAACAGAAATAGCTCGCAATACAGCACCTTCTGTAGTTAGTTGTTGAGCAGTAGGAGCTTTCCTAAACACATTGTGAAAATAGGTAAACTGAGCTTGTATGAACACGTCTGCATCAACACCAGACTCCCTCCATGCTTTAGCTACACGCTTCCACAAAGCTAAGCCTTTCGGAGTAAAAGGTTGTCCTACGTAAGCATGTACCGGCTTACGTTGGTAGTCTTCTAATGCCCTCATGTATTTATCGCGAAGTATGTACTCTTCAAAATGCTCGCTACCCGCATAAGGTGAAGTATTGTTTATTATTGCTTTAGCTCTGTTCGCATTCTGTGATACACGTTTTTCGTGATTTTCTGAGCTGGCTATACTTCGCTTCAGTGAAGCTAGTTTCCGCTCTCTTAACAAGGACATTACGTCTATGGACATATCACCCCTTGGTCAACTTATCATAAGCCGCTTTTACTTTTATGAATTGTTGAGGATCTCCACCTTTATCAGGATGAAGTTCTTTTGCCAATTCACGCCACACCGCCTTGATGATAGCTTGTGGGGCTCCTGGGCGCAAGTGTAGTAACGCCCATGGATCTTCATCGATAGTAACAGGACCTACTGAATACATTATCTGTTTTACAGATTCAGCATGTTTGTCATGTACATACCAAGTACCTGAATCAGAATCAAACTGTCTATAGAGAGGAGGTACACTTCGACGTAAATATTCAATTACTTTCTTATCGGGCTTGATTACTTCCCACCAATCAGCCCATTTTTCAGAACCCTTACGCAGTTCCATCTATTCACTCAACACCACCGTCAGATTGAGCAAATTCTCTTAATCTAGTTATAACCTGAGCTACTATCTTATCAATAGGAACACTTGCTTCAATCTCCGAACCTGGAACAGATCCGTCCATATGAATATGAATCTGAGCGTTATCGCCAGCAGCTACATAAGGAATCTGTGTATTTGTTCTAACCCCAAACGAAGAACAACCAATCAAAGGAACGATACTATCAATAAAACACCTCTAATGTTTACCATGTCAACTGTACCTCCTCTTGCGTACGGTATGCGTAGAATCCAGTACCAAAAGCTTGTTGAGTTGGTCTCAAAGGATTTTGTTCTCTAGAACTATAAGAATGCTTACTTACCCTACGAAGGCGTTTAAAGGCTAGATAATGAATCTCCGCAGGTAAAGGAGCTTCTACAGCGCGAGTGTAACTTGTCATTCGAGAACATTCAACATGTAATATGTGATTCACTGTGTCATTTTTAGTGACTATACCTGTGAACTGTTGTAAGTCGTCATGATCAAAACGATCTGGTTTCGGAGGTACCGATCTAAATAAAGTTCCATCTACACGACGTTCTTTACGTAGTGCATACCCTAACTTCATCCAACCTAGAATAGGATCACCTGGTTGTAATTCGCTGATGGTTATAACTTTCATGATGGTCCTCTCTCAGGGCGCGTACATGCCACGCAACAGCTCGCGGTCGTGGTCCGTGATCCGCGGCGGGAACTGCCCGCTGGGCGTCGAGCGCATAGGGTAGAGATCGGGGTCTCGCATGATGCTCGA